GGTCGTGGCGCGCGCCCGGCCGGGACGCTCACGACGGACAAGCCGCTCGGCGCTGACCTTGCCGCCCGGCTGCGCAACAGCTTCGACTCTGTGTTCGGCGGCTCCGAAAATGCAGGCCGAACGCTGGTGCTGGAACAAGGCGTCAAATTCGAAGCGTTTCAGCTTGCGAGCACGGACGCCCAGTTCCTCGAAAACAGAAAGTTTCAGATCACGGAGATTGCCCGCCTTCTCAACATCGCCCCGATCCTGTTGGGCGACCTCGAAAAAGCGACGCTCAACAACGCCGAGCACCTGGCGCAAGCCTTCCTCGACCGAACCGTGACGCCGATCCTCGAACTCTGCGAAGACGCTTTCGAACGCGTGTTGCTGAGCGAAGCCGAGCGCGACGCGGGACTCGAAATCGAATTCGACACGGCGAACTTCGCCCGCGCCGACATGGCCGCCCGCTTCGCCGCCTACAAGACCGGCATCGAAAGCGGCGTGCTGCTTCTCAACGAAGCCCGCGAGCAAGAGGGCCTGCCCCCCGTCGAAGGCGGCGACGTGCCAATGCGCAGCGTTCAGACGCTCCCCCTCAACACTCAGAACCCCGCGCCGGCAAAGGACGCCGCCCCATGAAAGAGACGAAAGACCTCGCCTTCGATCTGAAATTCTCCGGCGGCGACACGGGCGCATTCGAAGGCTTGGCGGCTGGCTATGGCAACGTCGATCACGGCGGCGACGTGTTCGAACCGGGCGTGTTCGCGTCGTCCCTCGCCGAGCACAAGAGCGCCGGCACGCGCCCGGCGCTGTTGTGGGCTCACAACCCCGATGAGCCGATCGGCGTGATCGATCACCTCGCCGAGACGGCGGACGGGCTGACGATCAAGGGCCGGCTGGCGCTCGAAACGACGAAGGGCCGGGAGGCCCATGCCTTCGCCAGGATCGGCGCCGTCACGGGCCTGTCCGTTGGCTTCTACACCAAACAATCAACCCGGAATGCCCAGGGCGTGCGGCGGATCACCGCCGCGCACCTTGGCGAAGTCTCGTTCGTGACAAGCCCGATGAACGATCGGGCGCGGCTGGCGAGCGTCAAGGCGGCGGACGCCGCAACCTCAAAGGAAAAGCACATGGAAAAGACCACGGACGCCGCGACCGAAGACGCGGACCTCAAGACCAAGATGACCGATCTTGAAAAGAACCTCGCCGACGCCGTGAAGCGCGCCGACGATCTGGAATTGAAGATGACCCGCCCCGGCGCCATCGCCTCGCCCGAGGACGACGCCAAGGCGCTGCGCAAGAAGAGCTTCAACTTCTACCTTCGCGCCGGCACGGCCGCTCTTGCCGACGCCGAGCGCAAGTCGCTCGGGCTCGAAGCCAAGGCCATGACGGTCAGCGACCCGAACGCCAGCGTTCTCGCTCCGCCGGAATTCGCCGCCGAAATCCTCAAGAACCTTGTCCAGTTCTCGCCGGTTCGAGGCGTCGCCCGCGTCATGTCGCTGAGCGGCCCCGAGGTGAAGATTCCGAAGCGCACCGGCGCGCCGACCGCGCATTGGGTGACCGAGACCGGCGACCGACAGGAAACCGAAATCACCTACGGACAGGCGACGCTCACCCCTCACGAAATCGCCTGCTACATCGACGTTTCGAACCAGCTTCTGGAAGACGCGGCCTATGACGTGGCGTCGGAAGTCGCGGTCGACCTCGCCGAGGAATTCGGCCGGGCGGAAGGCGCGGCCTTCGTGAACGGCACGGGGACTGGCCAGCCGTTCGGCTTCATGGCCGATACGTCGATCACTCAAGTTCATGCGGGCGTCGACGATCTGGCCACGACGGCGAAGCAGTCGACCTTCGCGTCGTCCCTCGCCGGCTTCATCTATAAGCTGCCCTCACCCTATGCGAGCCGTGGCGTGTGGATGATGAACCGAACCACAATCGGCGCGATCCGCACGCTCAAGGACTCGACCGGCCGCTTCCTGTGGGCGGACAGCATGACCGAAGGCCAGCCGGCGACGCTCATGGGCCGCCCCGTGGTCGAGGTGCCGGACATGCCCGACATTGCCGCCGGCGCCGTCCCGATCGTCTTCGGCGACATGTTCAGCTCCTATCGCATCGTCGACCGCGTGACGCTGGCCCTGCTTCGCGACCCCTACACCCGCGCGACGAACGGAATGACCCGCTTCCATGCGCGCCGCCGCGTCGGCGGACAGGTCGTCAAGGCGGAAGCCGTTCGCGCGCTGCTCATGGCGGCGTGACCCGGGACGGAGGGCGGTAAGTGACGGCTCGCGGTTGGCCGGAAAACGGAAGCGTCTCGGTGGCCCTCCGGCCCTCGAAAAGGGTTCGAATTCACCCGAGACGCGCGACCGCACTTTTTACTTGGGGGAGCGGACATTGACGGCGACGCGGCCAGCCGAACAGCGCAAAGCTTCTGGCGGGCTCCCCACTCTCGAAAGAGGGAATTATCTCCGTTCATGGATGCAAGGCCGCACCTCTTTTCATGAAGGCGTGACATGCTGACGATCCTCACCCCCGCCACATCGCAACGCCTGACCACGCTCGCCGCCGTCAAGGCGGAACAGAAAAAGCCGACAAGCAGCGAAGACGACGCCCTTCTCGAAATGCTGATCGACCAAGCCAGCGCCGCAATCACGGCATGGTGCGGTCGCGCCTTCGCCAGGGAGACTGTGCGAGAGACCTTTCACCTCGAAATCGCCGCGCCCTTCCTCATCCTCACCCGGCGTCCCGTGCTGAGCATCGCAGCGTTGACCATCAACGGCGTGTCGATGGACCCGACATGCGCCGAGGCGGACGAAGCCGGATTGCTCTATCGCGTCGAGTCGGACGGGCGACGCATCGCATGGCTGTCCGGCCGTTGCGCCGTGGATTACCTCGCCGGATACGCCATGCCCGGCGAGACGGACCGCACCTTGCCCGCCGATGTTGAGCGCGCGGCTTTGATCGCCGTGAACAACCTCTGGCACGCTTGCGGCGACAATCACTTCCAGAAGGTGAGCGAGGTTGAAGGCCTCGGCCGCATGGTCTTCGAAACGGATGGCTCCGGCGTCTCCGGCAACCTGTCGGCCGACGTGCGCGCCCTGCTGGCCCCGCATTGCGATGCGGTGTTCCGCTAATGCCCTACGCCGTCCAGAGGCATTGCCCGCGCGGACATGCCGCCTTCACCGGCTCACGCTGCCCCGCCTGCGCCAGCCTCGCCAAGGCCGCCTTCGAAGCGCGCCGTCCATCCTCAGAGTCCAGAGGCTACACAAGCAAGTGGCGTGAAGCCCGAGCCGCGTTCCTCCAGCATCATCCCCGCTGCGCTTGCGGCAATCACGCCAGCGTCGTCGACCACATCATCCCCCACAAGGGAGACAAGGCGCTCTTCTGGGATCGATCCAACTGGCAACCCATGTGCAAGCCATGCCACGACCGCAAGACGGCGACGGAAGACGGCGGCTTCGGCAGACCGGGGGGCGGGTCGAAAGTCGGAATGGAAGGTCGCAACCGCCCAATGGGTGCTGCGCGCAACCTCGGCGATATGGGATTTTACCGGAGTGGCGTGAAATGAAGGGTCGGAAGCCTGCGTTGAAGCTGATTGTTGGCGGCAATGCGCCCCTGAAAGCGCCGTCTGTTCCCTCATGGTTGACGGATCATGCGAAAGCGGAGTGGCGGCGCGTCGCGCCCGTCCTCAAGTTGCGCGGCGTCCTCGGCGCCGACATGCTGGCGACGCTGGAAAGCTATTGCATCGCAGTCGGACAGGTGCGTGAGGCCGAAGAGACGATGCAGAAGGAAGGCCGCACGGTTGAGACGGCGCAGGGCGTCAAGGCGCATCCGGCCTATCGCATTCAGGCCGGGGCGATGCGCGAGGCGCGACTGCTGGCCGCCGAGCTGGGCTTGACCCCTCATCGCCGGCCGGGCGAGGCGGCAAAGGATGGGGGCGATGGCTGGGACGCCGATCTTCTCGCCTGATCCGGCGCTTTATCCCGACCCTGACGGCCGCGCGGATCGCATCTGCCGTTTCATTCGAAGGCTGCGGCTTTGGGAAGGGCGATTTGCCGGTCAGCCTTTCAATCTGCATCCGTTTCAGGAATCCATCGTCCGGCGCATCTATGGACCGAGCGCCCCGGACGGTCGGCGGCTTGTGCGTCGCGCCTGCATCTGGATTCCGCGCGGCAACGCCAAGACGACGCTCGCGTCGGCTTTGGCGCTGGCGCATTTCATGGGGCCGGAGGCTGAGGCCGGCGGGCAGGTCATTCAAGCGGCGGCCGATCGCGAAAACGCAGGCATCGCCTTCAAGCATTCGTGGGAGATGGTGAAGCAGGACGCCGCGCTTTATCGCCGCGTCGCGCCGATCGAAAGCCGCAAGATGCTCAACCATCCCGGTACGGCGAGCGTGCTCAAGGCTGTTTCGAGCGAGGCCTACAGCAAGCACGGCATGAACTGTTCGTTCTTCCTCGCCGACGAAGTTCATGCGTGGCCGCCGGCCGATGCGCGCAACCTCTTCACGGTCATCGCCGATTCGATGGTGAAGCGCGAAGAGCCGCTAACCGTGGTCATCTCGACGGCCGGCGAGGGCATGGGCGGCTTGGCGTGGGACTTGTGGAACTACTCGCATCGCGTGGCGCGCGGCGAGATTGACGACCCGACCTTCGCCCCGATCATCTTCGCCGCGCCGCCGGATGCCGACTGGCGGGACGAAGAGGCGTGGCGCGCCGCCAATCCTGCGATCGATGCCGGCTTCTGTTCGATAGAGGAACTGAGGATCAAGGCGCGTCGGATCGAACATTTCCCGGCCGATGTCGCCGCCTTCAAGCGCTTCCATCTGAACCAGTGGCAGGAAGGCGCGGCCGAACCGTGGATCGCGCTGGAACTTTACGACCAGGCCGAGCCGGCGACGCCAGAAGCGGAATTGGTCGGGCGGCCGTGCTGGATCGGCGTGGACCTTTCGTCCATTGAAGACCTCACGGCGGTTGTCGCGGTCTTCCCCGACCATCGCGACGGCGAGCGCTGTTACGACGTGCTGGCAACGTTCTTCCTTCCGCGCGACAATCTGGCCCGCAAGGCTGAGGCGGATCGGGCGGACTATCTTCGCTGGGCTCAAGACGGCGTGCTCAAGCTGACGGAAGGGAATGTCGTCGACCATGCCGCGATCGTTCAGCACGTCATTGACCTCGGCGAGCGGTTCGGCGTCGCCGAAGTGGCGATCGATCGATGGAATTCGACGGCGGTCAATGTCCAGTTGCAGGAAGCCGGGTTTGCCGTGACGCAGTTCGGGCAGGGCTTCGCCAGCATGGCCGCGCCTGTCAAGGAAATGAAGCGGGCGATCCTCGCGCGGCAGTTCCGGCATGGCGGCAACCCGATCTTGCGCATGAACTTCGCCAACGCCGTCGCCGAGACGGATGCGGCCGAGAACGAAAAGCTGACGAAGGACGCGGCCAAAACGCGGGGGCGCATTGACGGCGCGGTCGCGGCTGCGATGGCGATCGGGCGCATCATGGCCGGCGAGGAAGGACCGCTGATCTATGGGACCGATGCGCGGCCGGACGGCTTCCTCGTATTCTGAAACGGGAGCCGACAACCCGGCGCAACCATAGATTGGGTTTTGTCGGTTTTGTCAGTTCCGTCTCTGAGCGTTTTCGTGTTTTTTTGCCGCCGCGCCGTGACGTTCCGAACCCGGCGACTTTGCATCGCATGGTGACTCTATGGTGACACGAAATGCCGATCGGG